GAAGCTGAAAAGGAAATCAAAGGCGTACAAAATGCTTTAGACAAATTCGGTAAAACAGCACAAAAAAATAGAGACGCTACTAGACTTTTAGACAAGGCTACTGGAGGTGCAGTTACTAAATTCAATGATCTGCAAAAAGGATTATTACAAGGAACTAAAGGATTAAAAGGTTTAGCACTAGGTTTTAAAGGTCTTAGTAAAGCTATTATAGCTACAGGTATTGGAGCAATCGTTGTAGCGTTAGGAGCTATCTATGCGTATTGGGACGATATTACAGAGGCTATTAATGGAGTATCTGCCGAGACTAAAACTTTATTAGGATTACAAGAAGAGCAAGTCGCAGCAACCCAAGAAGCATACGATACTATTGCGGCTACTGAAAATATTTTAAGACAACAAGGACAAACTGAACAAGATATATTAAACTTAAAAAAGTTAGCTACAGACGAAGCTATCGCAGCTCTTGAGGCTCAATTAATAACACAAAAAGAAATTAAAAAAGCTCAAGTAGAAACTGCCGAGAGAAACTCTAAAATACTATCAGGTATTATATTAATGCTTACAGCTCCACTCGCTGCAGTATTAGTAGCAGTAGATGAGGTAGCTAAGGTATTAGGCAAAGAAGCTAACTTGGCTAAAAACTTTTACGAGGGTATTGGCACTTTTGTATTTGACCCTGAAGGTATTGCTGAAGAGGGTGAGGAAGCCATAAACGAAACTGAAAATCAATTAACTAAATTAAAAAATAGAAAGGCAGGTTTTGAATTACAAGAACAAAAAAACAAAAAGGCTGCAAGTGACAAGGCTAAAGCAGATCAAGAGAAAGCAGATAAAAAAGCTATAGATGACGAAAAGAAAAAACAAGAAGCGTTAGAAAAAATTAGACAAGGAGGTATAGATACTGAGGAAGAGAGAAGAGCTGAAGAGAGAAAAAAAATAAACGATGAGTATACGCAATTACTTTTAGACCAAGAAAAATTTGGAGGAGACAGGGAAGCATTACTAGAAGCTCAAGAAACCAAACTAAGAGAATTAAGAGAAAAGTTTGCTTTAGAAGACAAAGCTAAAGCTGACGCTGACAAGTTATTAGAACAAGAAAAAATAATTGAACAACTAGAGTTAGATGCTGAATTTGAACAATTAACTTTTGACGAGCAAAGACAATTATTAAACGAAAGACAACAGCAATTATTACAAGACGAAACTTTAAGTGAAGAGCAAAGAACTAAATTAAGTGCAGCCTTTGGAAAAGCTAGAGTTAAAATAGTAGAGCTAGAACAAAAACAAAAAGAAGAGGCTACAATGTCTTACGCAAATTCGTTAAGTAAAATTTCAGGATTGCTTGGTGCTGAGACTCAAGCTGGAAAACTTACTGCTAGTGCTGCGGCATTAATTGCAACTTACTTAAATGCTAATAAGGCTAGAGAAAGTCAATTAGCAATAGCAACTCCAGACGCTCCATTTAGAGCTGCGTTAGCTATGGCTGCAGAAATAGCATCTGGATTAGCAAATGTAAAAGCTATTAATTCAGTTAAAGTTCCTAAGGCTTCAGGAGGAGGCTCACCTAGTGCACCTAGAACTCCAGCGACTGTATCTGCTCCTTCATTTAATATAGTTGGAGGAAGTGATACAAGCCAATTAGCCGAGACTATAGCTAGTCAAACTCAAGAACCTGTAAGAGCTTTTGTAGTAAGCAACGATGTAACTACAGCTCAAAGTTTAGAGAGAAATATAGTAGAGGGAGCTACAATATAAAAACAAAATTATTAATTAAAACGTTATATAAGTATGAAAATAGTAGAACTGATTATAGACGAAGAGGATGAGTTAGCAGGTATTGACGCTATAAGCATAGTAGAAAGCCCAGCAATAGAAGAGAATTTCGTAGCTCTTAATAAACAAAAAGAGTACAAACTAAAAACCTTAGACGAGGATAAAAGAATTTTAATGGGTGCACTTTTAGTACCTAATAAAACTATATATCGTAAAGAAGGAAAAGAGGAGTATTATATATACTTTTCAAAAGAGACTGTAAAAAAAGCTAGTGAGTTATTCTTGCAAAAAGGTAAACAAAACAACGCTACATTAGAACACAAATTTGATATAGAAGGTTTAACCTTAGTAGAGTCTTGGATAGTAGAAGACAAAGACAAGGACAAGTCAGCTCTATACAATATGGACGTACCAGTAGGAACTTGGATGGGTGCTGTAAAAGTAAACAACGAGGATATATGGAAAGACTTTGTTAAGACTGGTGACGTAAAAGGTTTTAGTATTGAGGGTTTTTTCCTTGACCGAGAAGAGAGACCAAAAGAAAAAATAAAAGACAAGCTAAATGAAGTAGAGCTAGAAACTTATAATGACTACCCAGAGTCTGCAGTTAACAATGCTAAGAAAGCAATTAAATATAAAGAAGAGAATGGTTCAAGCTGTGGAACTCCAGTAGGCTGGACTAGAGCTAGTCAATTAGCTAACAAAGAAAATATAAGTCGTGAAACTATAGCTCGTATGGCATCTTATAAAAGGCACGAAGGAAATAGCGAGGGCTCTTACGAGGATGGATGCGGCCCTATAATGTACGATGCTTGGGGAGGAAAATCTGGAGTAAATTGGGCTATAAATAAATTAGAACAAATTGACAAAGAAAAATTATCTCAAATACAAGCAGGGGTCAAGTTGCTTAAAATAAAAAAAATGTTAATAAATGCCAGTAAGAAAACGAACAAATAAAATGAATAGGCGTAGTCAAACTATGCCTTATAATGAGCGTTGGAACCCAGCTAGTCCTTCTAGTAGTTCTAGGGCTTGTTATTGTAAAGACGAAAACACTTACTCCAGGGAGTGCTGCGATGGGTCTTTGTGGGCTCAAGGTATTGGAGTTATTACTCGTGTAACCTGAAAATGCAAAATAATTTTATACTACGTTAAATAGGTATGAATGAGCTAAACAGGATTACAGAAAAGTTGTTCAAAGACAATTTAAACTTCCCACTTATTTTAAGACAAATCGAGAAAGAGGTAAACCTTGAGGAATACCCTTGGGACGAGTGTATAGCAGATCAAACTAAAAGATATGGAGCTGAAGCTGCTCCTAAAATATGTGGATATATAAAAGAAAAATATGGCAATTAAATTAAACCAAGTAGTTTTAAACAAACTAAAAGAAAACAAAAAAGAAAATTCAAAAGTAGACTTAGCTCTTTACGATGGCATAGAATATGATTTTGATTACTTACAAGACGAAGTTAGTAGATTATCTTATTCAACGGAGGAATGGTACGATGAAAAGTTTGACGCTTATATGGATGCTAGAGGAGTTTTAAGAAGTGTTTACTTTCAAAATTCAGAAACTTTTATTAGTACAGATGACGTTACTAATGACTTAGATATATTAAACGATATTGTAAAACAATCAAATGAGTTAGGTATTGACCCAACAGATGTCGATGCTAATATCTTTGACCACATCAAATTAATAGAAGACTTAAAATACTTTGAAGACAGATTTGAAGAGCAAAAAAGAGAACTAGAAAATTACGGATTTTAATATGAAAGCACTAAAAAACATACTAAACAAATTATACTCAGAAGACAATAAAGTTTTTGCAGTATTAAGCACTCAAAGAAAAATAGATTTGTCATTAGTAGACGATATTGAAAATGAAATAGATAGTTTTGAGGAAGCAGAGTCTGATGCTAGTTATTTAGCCTATGAGTTTGGAGACGAAGTAATAAACGCTTACGAGGAGTTTCAAAGAAAATATGATTTGGATAATTACGTAGTAAACGGACCTGTAACTTTATTACAAGACTATGCAGCAGATTTAAAAGTAAAACTAGATAAACTCCAAGCTGCAGCAGATGAGTTAGGAATAAATCCTAATGACATTTATGGAGAGTACGATTATTTAAGAGACAGAGTAGAAGACGCTGATTCTTTATATAACGATGCTAAAGATAAATATAGAGAAGTTGTGGAATATACAGGAATGAATAATTTCTGGAGTTAATAATAAACATTAATAATTAAATAATAAATAATGAAAGCAAGTGAAATGTTAAAAAAAATCAATACGCTCCTAGGGGTGCAAGTTGATTTAGAAGAGCTTGTCTTGGATAACGGTACGAGAATTTTTGCCGATAGCTACGACAAGGGAGAAAGCGTTTTTATCGTAACAGACGAAGACGAGAGAGTTCCTCTACCAAGTGGCGAGTATACCATAGAGGACGGTAGAATTTTAGTAGTAAAAGATGACGGTTTAATTGATGAGGTTAGACTAGAAACTATACCAGAAGCTGAAGAGGAAGGATACAAGGACGGAATTAAAGATGAAAAGGAAGACATCCGAGAGGATATGGAAGAGGAAGTAATAGTTGAAGTGCCTGACGAAGTAGCTCCTGAAATGGGTGATATTATCGCTGCAGTAGTAGAGGTAGTAAGTCCTATTATCGAGGAAGTAAAAGAAGAGATTGAGGAATTAAAAAAGAAGTATGGTGAAGTTGAAAAGGTAAAAGAAAAAATGTCTAAACAACCAGCTCGTAAACCTTTAACTCAAGCTCCAAATAAAAAGAATGATACTTTTCTATATGGTCAAAATAGACCAGAGACAACTATGGATAGAGTATTAGCAAAAATAAGTCAAATTAAAAAATAATAATAAAAACAATGAGTACATTTATACACACAAGTAACGATGACGTAAGAGTACAAGTATCACAAAATACTATTTCTGCTTCATTATCAATTCCAGCAGGAGACGCAGGAATCGACCAAAACGTTGCGACAGACGCACTAGTTATTTCTCTACCTCAGATTCATTCTGAAAATATAGGTTTAACATATTTATTTAGAAATACAGGAGCAGACGGTAACAACATAATCACTTTAAGTCCACACTCTACAGATGGTTTTCACGGATCTATCGCTAACGCTGCAGCAGATTCTGTAGCTAGTGGAGTAGTAGACAAAGATTGGGTAAACACTAAAGCAACTGCAAATAGTGGAGACTATGTAATAATCAGAGCCGTAGCTTTAACAAAGTGGTTTATCGTAGGCGGTGTCGGAATATGGGCATCTGAAGCATAATAATTAATAAATAAATAAATAATAAAATGAAAAGAAATATAAATTTAGCGACTACAACTTCGATAACTACAAGTTATTCCGGTGAGTTCGGAAATCAGTATATCGCTGCTGCTCTTCTTTCTGCGAGTACAATCAATGACGGAGGAATTACAGTAAAACCAAATATCAATTTTAGAGAAACTATTAAGAAAGTAGACACTGGGTCTTTAGTATCTGATGCTACTTGCGACTTTAACCCTAACTCTTCTATTACTCTTACTGAGAGAATACTTGAGCCAGATAATTTACAAGTTAATTTACAAGTTTGTAAAAATGACTTTTTAAAAGATTGGGAAGCTCAATCTATGGGCTTTAGTGGATTTAAAAATCTACCTCCTCAATTCTCAGATTTTATCTTAGCTCACGTTGCAGCAGAGATAGCTCAAAAAACTGAGCAAACGATCTGGAGAGGTGTAGCTGCAAATGTAGGAGAGTATGCAGGTTTAGTTACTTTAGCCGCAGCAGACGCTACAATTCCTGCAGCTCAAAAAATTGCTGCCGTAGGTGGTGGAGTTGACTCTGCAAATGTAATAGCTCAAATGGGACTCGTAATTGACCAAATTCCTTCAGCTTTATATGGAAAAGAAGACTTGCACTTATACGTTTCACAAAATGTAGCTAGAGCTTATGTTAGAGCTTTAGGAGGTTTTGGAGCAAATGGACTAGGAGCAGCAGGTACTAACTCAATGGGAACTCAATGGTGGAATAACGGAAGTCTTTCTTTTGACGGAGTTAAAGTATTTGTAGCACAAGGAATGAATGACAATTCAATGATGGCTGCAGAGCGTTCAAACTTATACTTTGGAACTTCTTTAGTTGGAAATATGAATGAAGTAAAACTATTAGATATGAGCGATTTAGATGGCTCTTCTAATGTTAGAGTTATTTGCAGATTCTCTGGAACTGTGAACTATGGAATTGCTTCTGACATCGTAGTTTATTCTTAATAATTAAATTAACCAAAATTTAGGGTAGGTGGGACAAACCTGCTTACCCTTTTTTTTATAAAAATATATATCAATGAGTTGTTCAATATTAAGTACAGGTAGAAATCTACCTTGCATCAAAAGTGTTGGAGGCGTTAAGAGTATAATTTTAGCTGACTTTGGAACTTTAGGAAACTTATCTGTTACTGGAGCTGAAGTTACTGCAATTAGCACGACACCTGCAGCCTATAAATACCTGGTAAAACCAGGCTCTTCTGGAATGGAGGAAACGATTACTGCTTCGGCAGAGAATGGTACGGTTTATTACGACCAAAATGTTACTGTTCAATTACAAAAATTAGACAAATTAACTCAAGCTGAATTACAGGACGTAGTCAAAGGAAACCCTCACGTTTTTGTAGAAGACTTTAACTCTAATACATTCCTAGTAGGAGCGTATAATGGAGCTGACGTTTCTGCAGGTACAATAGGAACTGGGACAGCCCTTGCAGATTTTACAGGATTTAATTTAACATTTACAGCTCAAGAGCAGTTACCAGCTTTTTTCTGTGCTAGTGCTGTAGTAAGTGCTTTACAAATTGGAGCTGCAATAAGCCCAGTATAATAAAGTTTTTTTCTGTGTTTAGTTTTGAAGTAGGGCGTAAAAGCCCTATTTCTTTATGTAATAGTTTTATTTATACAAAAACTAAAAAAATTACGTTATACTATTAAAGGATAAAATGATAGTTTTAACTACTACTACTACGGAACAAACTTTTGGCATAATACCCAGGGAGTATGTAACTGACGCTACAATTTGTATAAGAGACGAAAGCACAAACGATGAGAATTGCGTTTTAACTT